AGTTGGTATTGAAAGTAGAGGTTTTGTTGTTGGTAGTGCATTATCTATGATAAAAGATATTCCATTTTTAATGGTCCGAAAACCAAACTCAGCTTATCCAGGTAAGTTACTATATCAAAAATATAATTTAGAAGAAGCAAGTCAAGACGCAATGGAATATGCTTTAGAACAACATAACAAAATACTTTATAACTTATCTCAAAAAGGTTTAGTGTCAGATTCATTTAGATTTATGTTTCCATTTTTAGAGGCTTACAAAGAAGTTGCAACATCTTGGGGAAAAGGATTAGCACAAAAACCATATCAAGTTGCAAGAACATTTTATAACGGTGTTTCAGCAGGTAGAAAACAAGGTATTGTTTATAAAGATTTTAGAAGTGGAGAAGACTTTTTTGTATATCCACAGACTGATGTTGTACAAAGAATATTAGTGCCTAATGAATCACAACAAAGAGATACAGAAGGTATGTTAGTTGCACCATTAGGTGGTTTGAACTTAATATCTACATCATTATTGCCAGGTTTAGGACCTGCTGTATCAATACCTGCTGGTCTTATAAAAACTGCTACAGGTTATCAAAATGAAGAAATAACATCTTTCTTTTTTCCTTATGGTTTACCTTCAGAAGATATTGGTTCTTTTGGAACAGGTGAGGCTTTGCTTACAACATTCTTACCTGGATGGGGTACAAAGTTTTTGACTGCTTGGTCTAATAATAATTTAGATGGTTTTAGAGCAGAATCTTTTTCAGCAAAGATGAATGAATCAATAAGGGTGTTAGCTTTGACAGAAAATCAACCATTACAAACAACAAAAGATTTTAAAAACTTTCAAG